CCGGTGCTGGCTTCCACAATGGAGGGACTAGCGCCAATCCTTAGCAACATAGTCGGCATACTGCCAGTGCTGATAGCCGCGTTTTTGCCAATCCTTCCGGTATTCGGTGAGCTGATTGGTGCGCTGCTTACTATCTTGGCAGATGCTATTCTGCCCGCCTTTATTTCCATACTTCTAGCAATCATTCCCACAATCGTCGAGCTATTACCGCTATTCACCCAGCTACTGACTGACGTAATACTTCCGCTTATTCCGCAGGTCTTGGCATTAGTTGACGCATTACTTCCGCTAGTCATTGAAGTGTTCGAGGCTTTACTGCCACTATTGCCAGTAATACTTCCCGCACTGATTGAACTATTGCAGTCCATCATTATGCCGCTGGTGCCTATTGTTCTCAAGCTGGTAGAAGCATTCTTGCCAATAGTCGAGATGATTTTTCCTTTACTAATCGGACTGCTAACTAAATTCGTTATTCCAGTTTTGACAATAGTGGCAGAAATTTTTAGCGGTCTATTGACCATCGCGATTGGGATCATAATTGCGGCGCTAGGTTTCTTCGGTGAAGCCATAGACAACGTAACGACATTCTTCCAGGAAGCATGGGAAGGTGTTGGGGACTTCTTTACAGGATTTATAAACGGACTTATTGGGCTATTCGAGGGGTTCGTAAACGGTGCAATTACTGGAATAAACTCTTTGATTACTGCACTAAATAAAATCCAGCTAGACATCCCGGCAACACCATTCAACGATGCCTTTACTCTCGGGGTAAACTTGCCCCTAATTAGCAAGATAAACATTCCAAGACTGGCTAAGGGTGGGTTCGTTGACTCTCCAACCACTGCCCTAATCGGTGAAGCGGGGCCTGAAGTCGTAACGCCATTAGCAGACTTCGAGCGTATGCTAGGACTTGGCGAAGATAACGGAAAGACTCTTATCTACAACGCAGCCCCTAACACCTCACTAGACAGCGAGCAAGCGCTCTTCCAGGCTATGCGACGCGCGAAAGTAGTTGCCGCATGGTAGACGTAACTTATACGCTAGAGGGGGCCAACGGCGACGTTATAACCTTCGATAATGAGACCTATTTGCTAACAGTAGGTATTTCAGGTTTTGGAATTCCACCTACTAACGTTCGTATTGAAGAGAGCGCTGGCGATGGTGGAATCTTCAGACAGAGCAAGCGACTACCCAGAGACGTTGATTTACCAATGACAATCTTTGGATCTAGCCGGGCAGACGTAGAGGCGAAGCTACGGCGACTAGGTAAGATTTTGCAAGACGGCCAAGGGGCGCCAAAGCTTAGGGCAAGTTACACCGATGGCACTAGCCTATTTCTGAGCGTGCATTATGTCGGTGGCGGCGAAACAATAATTGACAACGACAACGCCGGCCTAACATGGTGCAGGTGGGTGATAAGCCTAAGAGCGCCTAACCCATTTTGGCTGAGCGGTTTGAGTGAACAATTTAGCATTTCAACCGGATCCACAGGGCGCGGGCTATTGCCACTTCTCACGAAGCTTAGAGTTTCTTCTAGCTCAACGCTCGGAGTAGTTACGGTAGTAAACGCGGGCGACGTAAACGCGTTTCCAATCTGGCGCATAACAGGCCCAGTCCAAAATCTAACGATAGGTAACGGTCAAGAGCTATTCGGGTTTGCTAACGTGTTCTCAGGTGAGGTTATAACAGTCAACACTGAGAACGGCAGCGTCACTAACGCAGACGGCGAAAATCTTTATGCTCGGCTATCCGCTGCGCCTAAGTTGTTCAGTCTGCCACCGGGAACGACGGGCTTATCGGTTCTAGGAACTGACACCGATTTAGACTTTAATGTTCTGCTGACTTATTCCCCACGGTATGAGGTGGTTCACTAGTGCAACTAAGCGACCTAACCATCGAGGTTCGAGACGCTGGGCTAAACCGAGTTGGTCGCCTTATGCCTACCGATTTAGTCGGAGCTATGTTTATAACTCGCTTCAATCAGGTTGGAACTTGGTCGGTGCAGCTAAACCCAAATAGCCTAATTATAGACGCGCTACGGACGCCCGGGTTCGGGCTAATAGTCACAGGCCCTAGCGGTGTAATTCTTTCAGGCCCTATGCGTTCGGCAAAGCTAACCCAAACCCAGGCAAATAACTTTGGAACTTGGCAAATAGAGGGAACAGGCGACGCTGTAGTCCTAGCCGAGAGACTCGCATACCCAGACCCTAGCGAAGCAGACGTGACAGAGCAGACGAAGGCCTACGACGTGCGCACAGGGCCAGCGGAGACAGTCCTAAAGGGATACGTCCGGGACAACATAAGCGCCGCCAGTGAAACTTCTAGGGCTATCCTGAACCTAGATGTCGAGACCGACCTAGCCCGAGGGCAAAGTGTCACCGGGCAAGCCAGATTCGATACCCTAGATAGCCTGATTTATCCCCTAGCCCAGACCGGGGGAGTCGGATACACAGTCGCGCAGGACGGTTCAGCTCTCAAGTTTCGCGTCTATGTCCCCACCGATAGAAGCGATTCCATTAGGATGGATGTTTTCAACAATAAGCTGGCAAGTTCTGAATATAGTTACACAGGCCCGAGGGCGACTAGGGCGATAGTCGGTGGAAGCGGTGAGGAAGTTGACCGCGTTTTTTATGAGGGGTTTAGCACCGAGTCAATAGCTACCGAAATAGTTTGGGGCCGTCGCATAGAAACGTTCCTTGACGATCGAAGCAGCGAGACCACAGGCGCACTTAATCAAAAGGCGCAAGAGCTACTTTTAGATAACGGTAAAACGATTGTCACCCTAGCGGTTCAACCCACTGATGACGTGAACATGAGATACGGTGTCGACTGGTTTCTAGGTGACATCGTGACGGTGGTTGTAAATGAAATTGAAGCTGTTGCAGTAGTAACCGAGGTTGGCATAAGTATCGAAAATGACGGCGTGAGAATTGGCGCAACAATCGGCACGCCTAACGCCACTGACTTCGAGAGCAAGCTAATAGATAAACAGACTTCAAGCGATTTACGCATTAGCAACCTCGAGCGCAAAAAGTAAAACGGCTCGTTCGGAAATCCGATCTAACCAAACTTACGAAACCGAAGGAATGAAATGGCACAACAAAGTTTTCCATTTGAAAACGTAGACGTCACAGAGACACAATTTAGCAAGTGGGCCAGACACATCGGCGAGGGCGTCAACGGCGGGCCAGATACGACCGACCTCAGAGTAACCGGAGACGACTCGGGGCTTCAAGTCCGTATCGCCGCTGGTGAGGCTATGGTGCGTGGTCACTATTACATCAACACTAGCCAAGCGACTCTCACACTAGACACCGCTGGAACTGATACCCGCATAGATGCGATCGTGGTCGAGCTGGATGCGGCGGCTAACTCAATAGTTCTAAAGGTTGTCCAGGGGATAGCGGTTGCAAGTTCCCCAGTCCCACCGACAATTACCCAAACAGATGTCGGCATTTATCAAATCCTTATTGGCTTGGTCACCATCCCTAGCTCGGCAACCTCGATAGTTTCCGCCGATGTCACAGACCGCAGAACTTTCATAATCGCATCTCAACAAGCTTTACACCCATTCCTAATGATTGGAGCATAAAAAATGGCAACCACCTATAAGGTATTGGGCCAAGTAAACCCAAGCGACACTAACAACGCAAACCTCTACTCGGTTCCAAGTGGGACTTCAACGGTAATCAGCACCTTGGTTATAACGAATGTCACCGCAACGGTGGCAGTGGCTCGGGTCTATGTTCGCCAAGCGGCGGCGGCGGCTACTACTGGCAACGCCATCGCTTACGATGTCAGCGTTCCCGCTAATTCTTTGAACACTTTTACCCTTGGTATTACTATGGGGGCAACTGATGTATTCACAGTTCGCTCAGCTACGGCAGACGCTTTGGCGTTCCACCTATTTGGAAGCGAGATTAACTAATGGCAATTTCTAGTTTCCCACCCGCAGAGGGTGGCGGTGGCGCAGGTGGCTTTTACTACAACATAACCTTGTCTGGAACTTACACCGTGAACCTAGCGGCAGGGCTTTATGATGTACGCTCTACTGCCCCTATCACTGTCGGCGGTGTGGCTGTAGATGGTAACGCTGGTTTGTTGAATTACCCCAGCGGAATTGCTAATTTATTTATCCTTTCAAATATTCCACCTTGGACAACTCGCACATCAGGGTTTGGGACTAATACTATCCTTGGCGTGACTTACGGCGATGGGCTATATGTTGCTGTCGGTAGCTCTGGAACCCTCACCACCTCACCCGATGGCACAACTT